TCTTTATTTTTGCTCCGGGGGAAGAATTATATTTTAGGGTCTTCTCCGTGAGTATAGTGATTCTTGCCGTTTTTCATGAGAACCTCCTTTCTTTTGATATACCTCTTCAGGATTCGCTGCTTAACCGCTCTCCTTACTTCCATAAAACCTCACTACAAACACCACTATACTCACCGAAAAGATCCTAAAACCTATCATATTTTCATCAAGAAAGGTGGCGAACTGTAGTTTGGCTGCACGAAAGTCTACCAAAAGTGATGAGCCATTTATAGAATCGCCTCCTGCACTGACCCCAGAAGAGTGGGAAAACCGGCTTATCGCTTTATCGTATGATGCTGTTGAGAAAAGAATCCTGAATGGTACGGCAACAGCCGCTGAGTACGTTCATTTCTTGCGTGCTGGTTCTATACGCCAGCGTGAAGAGATGGAAAAACTGCAAAAGGAGAACGCTCTTCTTAAAGCAAAGACAGAGGCTATCGAATCTGAGCGTGATAAAGCCGAAGCTTACAAAGAAGTTATTGCTGCACTTAGTTCTTATAGATCGGAGTCTATTGATGACTATCCAGATAATCCGTACATATACTGAATTAATGCAAATTCAAGATTATCTCGATCGATATAAATACTTAAGACTCGGTGGAGAAGTCGGAAGAGAAACTTTTGGCTGGGAACGATACATTAATCAAAAGTTTTATCGGTCAAGCGAATGGCAAGCATTTCGGAGAGAGATTATTATTCGTGATCATGGCTGTGATTTGGCAGATCTTGATCATGAGTTTGGCCCTGGAGAAAATGTAATAATTCATCATATGAATCCAATAGACACTGGTGACATAGTTTATCAGTCTCGGTATTTGATGAATCCTGAGTATGTTATTTCAGTAAGAGATCGAACTCACAAAGCAATCCACTATGGAGATGAGTCGCTGATACTGTCTCTCGAGTATTCGCCACGTTCTCCAAACGATACATGCCCTTGGAGGTAATTCAAAATGTCCTGCATATGCGATAAAGGTGCCAGTATTCTTGAAACAATAAGAAAAATGATCGGTCCGAGCGTTACTTATGACGTTTTCGATACCGATCTGATTATTCATATCAATTCTGCTTTTTCTCGTCTTTGCCAGCTTGGCGTGGGACCGGAGATACCGTTTCGAATTACCGGAACCGAAGAAACCTGGGACGAATTTATCCCGGGGGTTATGTCTGATGATATCGTCCAGTATGTTTATCTAAAGACAAAAATGATGTTTGACACTCCGGCCAGCAGCACAGTGGTTGATGCTATTCAGAAGCAAATCGATATGCTGGAGTGGACTTTAAAAGAAGTAGCTCGTTTCGGCTATTGATTAAATGAGGAAATGTTATGCTTATTAATCGCTTTCTTTCATGGTTTAAAGACAAGTTTGCAATTCATGCCATGTGCGAAGTTCTTACTTGTAAATATTGTGGGCAAGAATATGCCTCTCGTGGAAAGAAAGATCCCGGTTACTGTAAAGAGTGCGAAGAAAATCTCAAGTACGAGCAGGCTAAAGAAAACCTGATAGGAGGTCCACTTGGAAAATGACTAAAACAGAGAGAGCAACGGAGATCCTTGAACGTGAAGCGAACGACAATCGTTATGGCTATCTTTGGGGCGGTTGGGGTCCTTATGACTTTGATTGCGGGCATGCTGTCATTGACGCCTGGGAAAGAGCAGGTGTTCCTGTAAAGTCGGTTGGCGGAGCTGCTTGGACTGGCAACATGCGAGAAGCATTTATTAAGTGCGGTTTTAAAGATGTTACCGGAACAATAAGTTTTTATTCCGGAAGAGGCCTTAGAAGAGGAGACGTTCTTCTTAATCAGCAGAATCATGCCGCTCAGTTTGTCGGTAATGGAAAACTTGTCCATGCTAGATCTTCTGAAGGCAATGAAATATCCGGCGACCAGAATGGAAAAGAATTTCTGATCCAGAATTACTTTAATTATCCATGGGATTGTGTTCTTCGTTATCCTGAAGTTATCGTTGATGATGAAACATCAAAGGATGAAGCGTCTAGTTCAACTGAATTAAAGCCAATTGATGGGATCTGTGCAGAAGAGTCATGGACAAAACTTGCAAAGAAGATGCCGCAAATTCAAAATGGCTCAACAGGATGGGCAGTTACTGCTTTGCAATCAATGTTAAATGAACTTGGTTCAGATCTCGACGCCGATGGAGAATTTGGACCACTAACTGAGCAAGCACTATGGACATTTCAGCATAATAATTAAGCAGCAATAAAGGAGAGCAAATATGAGTATAGCAGCGCCACAACTATTTTCGCCAATGCAACCTTCACCGGTTCCGTCAAGTCAACAAGTTGTAATACCGCAAATTACAATTCCTCAGCCAATGCAGACATTTCAGATGCCTCAGCCGCAAGCTTATTCACCGGCTTCTATATTAGGTCCTCAGCTTAATAAGGTGCACGGCCTTGATGGAGCAAAGCAATTCGTAACGCAGGCAAACGCAATGTACGCCTTGTTTGATGACGACAATGATGTTATGTATATCAAAGTTACAGATGCAAATAACTACCCAGTATCTTTAAAACGCTATCGTTTCTATGAGGAAGAAGAGCCAAGTCCTCAGGCAATTCCAGAGTACGTTACAAAAACTGAATTTGAGGAGTTTAAGAAAATGCCTGTTGAAACATATGTAACACGGGATCAGTATAAAGAACTTCTTGCATCTATCGATTCGTTAAAGGAGGAATTGCAGAATGCCAAGCAGCCTGTTCGGACCCAGAGCTATGACAAGTATGCAACCAACTCAAACGTCACCAATAGTAAATAAGTTTCAGCCTCCTGCAAATCTTGGACAGATTAAAGGACTGATGAATATGATGCAGAATGGTGGAAATCCTCAGTCAATGCTTCAGTCTTTATTAGCTTCAAATCCGCAGCTTGGTCAAGTTATGAATCTTGTTCAACGGTATAATGGAGATGCCAAATCTGCTTTCTATGATTTGGCCAAGCAAAAAGGCGTTGACCCAAATGAAATCATTAATATGCTAAAATGAGGAGATCATTGAGATGAAGATTATTCAGGAACTGTCTGAAAACATTGAAGATGAAATTTCTGACGCCCATAAGTATGCAAAACTTGCTTTGGAATATAAGGAGACTAATCCGGTATTAGCAGAAATGTATTTCAAACTTTCAAATGAAGAAATGGGCCATATGCAGATATTACATAATCAAGTAGTTGCTATTATTGACGATTATAGAAAAAAGACAGGCGACCCTCCTGAAGCAATGCAGATTCTTTATAATATTCTTCATAAAAAGCATATTGGAGATGCTGCGGCTGTAAAAGGGATGTTTAGTCTTTACAAAGGCGAAAAGTAAATCAAAATGGCTTACAAGTATATAAACCTGCGCAGGATTTATATAAATATTCTATTTTCCTAAAGGAGGCCAATAAATATGGCTGATGGAATGATGACCCCGGCCGAAGCCCAGCTTCTTGCAAATGATGGTGGAAATATGTGGGGCGGTGGCGGAGCTTTCTTCTGGATCTTTGCTCTTCTGATTCTTGCGGGAGGCAACTTCGGATTTGGTGGTGGCTCTCGAGGTGACTATGTTACCAATGCCGAACTTACTAATCAGCTGAATGCACAGAGCACACAGAATCAGCTTCAGGCACTCGCAGTCGAGACTGCAAATAACAATTATGAAACTGCACTGTTGATCAACAATCAGACAAATCAGATGCTTCAGCAGAATAATACAAATCTGATTAATGCAATTCAGGGATTTAATACCGTTAATCAGAATATGCAGACCGGATTCAATAATCTTGGCCAGAGATTGGATCAGATCGGCTATCAGATGGATCAGTGTTGCTGTAAGATTCTTACCCAGATGCTCCAGAATAGACTTGATGATGCTAATGCTGCTCTTGTGGCTGCACAGAATAACATCTCTAACTATAATCAGAGCCAGTACATTCTTAGCCAGCTTGGCAAGTTTGTAATGAACCCGCCGGCAACTACTGCCTAAGTAAAACGAGGAGAGTCTTTGAGTAATTCTTAGACTCTCCTCATTCTATTTGAGGTGATAGATATGAATGAAATTTATTTGGTGCATCATGGAATAGACGGCCAGAAATGGGGTCAGCGAAATGGTCCACCTTATCCTCTTCTTCGCAATGCCGCCGGTCAACTAAAAGCTAAAGCCCAGGCAAAGCGCAAGGCAAAGGCTGAAAAAGCGGCTGAAGAAAAAGCAAAGCAGCACGAGGCCTTTAAAAAGTATCTTCGGGAGAATCCGGAAAAACTCTATAAGCATAGAAATGATCTCACCAAAGAAGAAGTTGATGAAATCATGAAGCAGATCGAATGGGATCGTCGTGTAAAGGACATTTCAGCTGAAGAACATGCAAGAAATTTGAAAAAGATGACAAGCAAGCTTAATACGGTAGCCAACGTTTCATCTGACGTTTGGCGTGCGTATAATAGCTATAGTCAACTTCGCGCGGCCTTAGAAAAGAGAAAAGAAGAAAAAAAGAAAGAGAAGTCCAACAATTAGTAAATTAATTGAGGTGTCAATTCAAAATGGCTTTATCGAACATTGCTGTACCAAGATATTACGGCGAGTTTCGAGACGCCGTTATTCGCGGCGAAATTCCTGTTTGTCGCGAAGTGTCAATGCAGATGAATCTGATTGACGCATTAATTGATGATCCTCGGTTTTATTACGATGACGAAGCAGTTGAAGGCTGGATCAGGTTCTGTGAAAGAGAATTAACTCTCACCGATGGTGGAGATCTTAGACTCCTTGATACTTTCAAACTCTGGGGTGAAGATGTCTTTGGTTGGTATTACTTTGTAAAGAGAAGCGTATGGGTACCAGATGCTCATGGTAGTGGAGGCCACTATGAAATTCGAAACATCAAAAAGCGTCTTCGTCATAAACAGTATCTAATTATCGGTCGAGGCGCTGCTAAAAGTCTCTATGACACTTGCGTGCAAGCTTATGGATTAGTCGTGGATCCTGATGCCACGGATCAGATCGTCACTGCTCCGACAGTCAGACAGTCAGAGGAAACAACACTTCCATTAAAGATTGCTATCAGTAGAGCTCGTGGTCCGGTCTTTCAGTTTATGACAGAAGGATCTATCCAGAACACAACCGGTAGCAAAGCCGACCGTGTCAAAATAGCTTCCACGAAGAAGGGCATCGAGAACTTCATTACCAACTCGATTATTGAATCTCGTCCGATGCGAATTGATAAGCTTCAGGGTGCAAGATGCAAGTACGCGACTGTCGATGAATGGCTTTCCGGAGCAGTTCGAGAAGATGTGGTAGGTGCTCTTGAACAGGGTGCTTCGAAAGTCGACGATTGGCTGATTGTTGCAACAAGCTCTGAAGGTACCGTTCGAAATGGGCCAGGTGACTCCATTAAGATGGAGCTTATGGAAATCCTTAAAGGTGATTACTTTAATCCACATGTATCGATTTGGTGGTATCGTTTAGACGATATGAAGGAACTTAATAATCCTGCTATGTGGATTAAGGCTAATCCGAATCTTGGCAAGACAGTTAGTTTTGAGACCTATCAGGAAGAATTAGAACGCGCTGAGAAAAGCCCATCCGTTAGAAATGATACGCTTGCTAAAAGATTTGGGATTCCTATGGAAGGCTATACTTACTTCTTTACCTATGAAGAAACGCAGCCTCATCGCATTCAATACTATAATGGAATGCCTTGCGCGATGGGTATGGACCTTTCGCAAGGCGATGACTTTTGTGCTTTTACATTTCTATTTCCTTTGCGTGGCAGGGGATTTGGAATTAAAGCTCGAAGCTATATTACTTCATATACTTTCCAAAAATTGCCAAGAGCCTTACGCTCCGAGTATGAAAAGTTTATCCGAGAAGGCAGTTTGATTATTATGGAGTCAACTGTTCTTGACATTGGCGAAGTATATGAAGATCTCTTTCAGTTTATAGAGAATCAGAAGTACGATGTCCTTTGCATCGGATATGATCCATATAATGCTCCGGTGTTTATCAATCAATGGGAAATCGATAATGGGCCTTATGGAATTGTGAAAGTTCCTCAGGGAGTTAAAACTGAGTCAGTACCTCTTGGAGAACTTAAGATTCTGGCTGAAAGAAGAGAACTCCTCTTTGATGAAGAGATCATGAGTTTCTGCATGGGCAACTGTATTACAATAGAGGATACCAACGGAAACCGAAAGCTTCTTAAAAAGAGGCGTGAAGAAAAGATCGATAACGTATCTGCAATGATGGATGCGTATGTCGCTTATAAAGCAAATAAAGACATGTTCGAGTAACTTGTCAGAGAGGAGAAAAATCAAAATGGCTTACTATGTAAGACCAGATCGAGAACCTGGTCGATATATAAGAACCAATGTTCCTGATGGGCATTATTTGGTGCACTCAGCTAAAGGTTCTGAATGGACCAAAGGGCATAAGTATATCGATAAGCGATGGATTGAAGGCGCCTGGCATTATCTTTATGAAATTCCTAAAGAATACGCAGAGAAAGCCGGAAATGCTGTTAAAGAAACTGCTCAGAAAGCTACTAGCGCGGCAAAAGAAACAGTCAAGAAAGCTACAGATACTGTGAAAGAGACTACCCAGAAGACTCAGAAAGCTGCTAAGGATTTCAAAGAGTATTCTAAAAATGTTGATAGTAAGAAAGCCCGTGCCCAATCAGCTCAACAGAATTTTCAGAAGGAAGCTCAGAAATCAGAACAGGCTTATCTTCGGGAAAAGCAGAAGCAGGAAGATCTTGCTAAAAAGCAGAATGATGCTCTAAAGACTAGCATGGGATCTAAAAAGGTTTATGATAGTCTTCATGATAAGTATGAACAGGAACAGAATAATGCGGAAGCTCATCTTGAAGCTTTGAGAGATAAAATTCATAACGGTGGAGTTGTGAATCAGAAAGAATGGCAGGATGCCTATGATCGAATAGATGCCGCTAAAGATAAGCTTAGTGATCTTGAGAAAAACCAGAAGAAATATCAGGAAGAACTTCATACTGAAAATCAGAAAGCTCATGCCCAGCTTGAAAAGTCACAGGAAAAAAGTGAACTTTATGGGCGTCGTGCTGAAGATTATAATAAACTTGGAGATGTTTATTCCAAGAAGGAAGAAGAGGCAGCAAAAGAGCAGGAAACTGCAAAGTATAAAGCTTCTAAAGCTCTTAATGACATTCTTGATGGTGCTACTGGAATTACAGCTCAAGGTGCTCAGTGGCTTAAGAATCAGATGGAGGCCGGTAATAAGTTTGCTATAAATACTCTTGCGGCTATTGAAGAAAAAGGAATGTCCGCCGTTACTAAAGGTAATGCATTTCTTAAGAATCTTCTTAAAGGCAAGTCATCTCAGACGGCACTTCCTGCAAGATCATCTTCTGGCCGTAAGCTTAATGGAACCGGCAATAAAGCTGAAAGACGTGAAGTAGTAGGTGGCGGTCCTGTTAGTAATAATGACTACAGCAATCGCCCGAAGAAACGTAGGTGAAATCAAAATGGATCAGTATCTTTCCCATCATGGCATTATGGGCATGCATTGGGGAATAAGACGCTATCAGAATCCTGATGGAAGCCTAACGCCCGCCGGACGAAAAAGATATGATGCAGATTCGAAGAAGCTTTATAGAGCAGCTGAACGATATCAAAATGCCGCTGCAAAGAGGGATCGAGCAGAGCAAAACTATCTTAAGAAATCTCATAAGGGCTTTGGTTTCACGACAGACAAAGACATTAAAAGAGCCGCCGCCAAGTATGTTCATAAGGACGAGAAAGCTGAAAAACTCCTTAGAAAGTATAATAAGCAGTATCAGAAAATGAATGAACGCTATTGGAGCAAAAACGTTTCTGATATTTCAAAAGAAGAAGTTACTCGTGGAAGAATGACCGCTAGTAAAATTGCTATCGATGCTGGCGCTGCTAAACTAAAAGATCTGCCCAAATCTACTATTGATTATGGCGAAGAACTTCTTAAGAAGAAAAAGTAAACGGAGGTAAATTCCATTGCCTACTTTAATTGAACGTGTGCAGAAGGCTTGGAACGCCTTTCGGAATAAAGATCCTACGCCTAGTACGTTTTCATACTATGGAGGAGGCTCTTATTATAGACCGGATCGCCGAATGTTTAGACCAGGAAGCGAACGGTCTATTATTACGCCTATCCTCAATCGTATTTCAGTTGATGCCGCTGCTATTGAAGTTCGACATGTGCGCTTAGATGATCAGAATCGGTATAGTGAAGACATTGATGGATCGCTTAATGAATTTCTAACAGTTGAGGCAAATATTGACCAGACAGCAAGAGACTTTCGTAAAGATGTGTACGCGTCGCTTCTTGACGAAGGTTATATTGCCATTTGTCCGGTTGATGCTAATGTAAATCTCAATTCGATGAAGATCGAAGAGATTGGATCTGCCCGTGTCGGAAAAATACTGAACTGGTATCCTCAGCATATAGACGTCGAACTTTATAACGAGAAGACAGGCCAGAGAGAAACAACTAAGTTGCCAAAGTCTCTATGTTGCATTCTTCAGAATCCATTCTATGAGACGATGAACGCCCCGAATTCCCTTATGGCTAGACTTCGCAGAAAAATGGCTCTTCTGGATGAGGTTGATGAACGGAATAGTTCCGGCAAGCTTGATATGATTATCCAGTTGCCTTATTCAACTCGCCACGCAACTCAGCAGGAGAGAGCAGAAGAACGGCGAAAGGATATCGAAGTTCAGCTTTCCGGATCTAAGTACGGCATTGCATATATCGATGCCAGCGAACGTGTAATTCAGCTAAATAGATCCCTTGATAATAATCTTCAAGGGCAGATTGATGTTCTTACTAAGCAACTTCAGGATCAGCTTGGCGTTTCTGCTGAAATCCTGAACGGTTCTGCCGATGATAAGAATGAGCAGAATTACTTCAACAATATTATCGAGCCTCTCGTTTCGGCGTTTGTAGATGAAATGAAACGCAAGTGGCTCACAAAAAATGCCCGTACGAGGCATGAATCTATTATGTTCTTTAGAACTCCGCTTAAGCTCGTTACTGTTTCTGACATTGCAAATGTGGCAGATACTCTCACCAGAAATGCAATTCTCAGCTCTAATGAGATGCGTGGTGTTCTTGGTTTCAAACCTTCCGATCAGGCTGACGCCGATAAACTCATAAATAAGAACATCAATCAGCCTATTGATCCAACGACTGGCCAGGAGTTTGTGGCTGAAACGGAGCATCCGGAAGGTAATCCAGCATATGCAGACATCCCCGATGAATATTATAAGTAGCTGTAAGACGGATACCGCAATGGCAAAAATAAATTCAAAATGGAAGTTTGCAACAAAAACAGGAGGCTATAGTAATGAGTAAACTAAGCGAAAAGTATGCTGATTGCGACTTCTGTGGCTGGGCTACTCGGAATGACATCCGGTGTACTGATGGCCGCACAATTCGTAGAGACGCATTCGTTGATCAGGACGGAGCGAAAGTTCCTCTTGTATGGGGTCATAACCATGAAACGGCTGAAGCTGTAATTGGCCATGGTTTTCTTGAAAATCGACCTGAAGGCGTATTTGTCTATGGCTATTTCAATGAGAACGATATGGCAAAAGCCGCCAAAAATGGCGTAGATCACAAGGACATTACATCACTTTCCATTTGGGCGAATCAGCTTAAACAGAAAGGTGGAGATGTTCTTCACGGCGTTATTAAAGAAGTAAGTCTTGTCCTTGCTGGAGCAAATATGGGCGCTCAGATTACGTATCCTATGATTGCTCATGGTGATGACTATGAAGAGCTCATGGATGAAGCATTCATTTATATGGGCGAAGATTACACTCTTTCATCTTATGAAAATCTTCAGCATGAAGATGCAGACGTAGATGAAGAGGAAGATACTGACGAAGGAGAAGAAAGAAAAGTGAAAACTGATGGCACCGTTCAGGACTTTCTTGATAGCCTGAACGAAGATGAAATGAAATTTGTCGCTTACATTGCCGGTACTGCTGCAGATGCCGGAAAAGGTGACGAAGAAGAAATTGAACATTCCAATGATGGAGGTAATGAAATGAATTACAATGCGTTTGAAGGTCCGGCTGAGTCCCAGGACGGGTTCTATCTGTCTCATTCCGACGAAGCTACAATTCTTGAAGAAGCTAAGAGAGTCGGCACATTTAAGCAGGCCTGGGATGCTTTTGCTGATGAGCACTCTCTTGCTCATGACAGCCTTGCAGCAGTAAGTGGCTTTACTTCTTATCCGAATGGTGCTACTCCTGCTGGTGTAGATGCTCTGTTTCCTGAGTGGCATGACGTTCGTCCCGGTGCCCCGGAGCTCGTTACCGATAATCTTGACTGGGTAAAGACGGTTCTGAATAAAGTTCATAAGACTCCTTATTCCCGTATTCGTACCGGTCAGGTTGATATTCGTAATATTGAGGCTCTTCGTGCAAAGGGTTATGAGAAGGGCACTCAGAAGGCTCTTACTGGCAACTATAATCTTGTTAGACGTACGACTGACGCTCAGACCGTCTACGTTACTAGTGCTCTGAACCGTGACGATGTTGTCGACATTACCGATTTCGATTATGTAGCATATCAGTATAAGATTGATCGTGCTCAGCTTGAGGAAGAGCTTGCTACTGCTATTCTTCTTGGTGATGGTCGTGAGGCTGGCGCTGACTATAAGATCGGTGAGGATCATATCCGCCCGATTTGGACTGATGATGATCTTTACACGATTCATAAGAATTTGACTCCGTTTATGGCAGAGATCAATGGTGATTTCTCTGACAACTTCGGTGATAACTACAAGTATTCCGAAGCTATGATCGCTGCTATTCTGGATGCTATGATCGACTATCGTGGTTCTGGCAATGGCGATATGTTCTGCACTCAGCAGTTCTTCAATAAGATGCTTCTGGCTCGTGATCTCAATGGTCGCCGTCTTTACAGCAACAAGTCTGAACTGGCAACGGCTCTTGGTGTGAATAACATTTATCCGGTTTCCAAGATGGCTAATAAGACTCGTACTGTTGGCTCTGGTGCAAGTGAGAAGACCATGGGTCTTGATGCGATCGTTGTAAATCTTGGTGATTATGCTCTTGGCTCTACAAAGGGCGGCGAGATCACGCACTTTACTGATTTCGATATCAAGTTTAACCTGCTTGAGACTCGCGTCAGCGGTGCAAATACTCGTATTTATTCTGCAATTGTTATTGAAGAGGAAGTCTCAAACCCTTGATTGCTCTGACAGTTGATACCGACGTTGCTGCTGATGAAGATCTGTTTGGCAAAGTCATTTCTGATCTTCAGAGCAACGTGACTGTTGGAGATGGCGGTATTGATGGTACTCTGAATTACATTGACGACTATTCTTCCGCATTTGGCGCTGACGAGAAGACTGGACATTTCATCTGTCTTCATGCCGAAGTTCCGGATGTTGAAGGCGTTACCATTACGGCAGAAGTTGTCGGTGGCGATCATGGTCCGGCAACACTTGACGCTGATGGAATTCTTATTGCGCGCATTAAGAATACGACACAGAAGATCAAGTTTACGGCAACTAAGACTGGCTCTGAGCCTGTTTCCAAGGAGTATAGGCTTAACGGTCTGATCTTGGCATAAATTAATTCAAAATGGAAGGGAAGTGACTTTAATGGCGAAATATTATGGAAAAATCGGCTTTGCTACTCAGCAAGAGATTCGACCGAGCGTATATAAGCCGTCCATTGAGGAACGCTATTATGCCGGAGACCTGTATAAAAATTATACAAAACAAAAGCAAGCTGACTCTGTGGTCGATGACTTTACCATTAATAATGATATAAGTATCGTTGCAGATCCGTACGCCTTAAATCACTTCTCGTCCATGAAATACGTGGAATTTATGGGAGCACTTTGGGAAGTTCAGAGTGTTACTGTTGAATATCCACGACTTCGAATTTCTTTTGGAGGTGTCTATAATGGACCGACGCCTGAAACTTGACGCTGAACTTCGAGAAGTTCTTGGAAGTGACAATACTTACTTTCAGCCAACCGAAGCAGTTCAGATGAAGTATGATGCAATAGTTTATCGTAGAGAGAGCTTTGGAGTCAGATGGGCTGATGATCAGAGCCATTTGATTCGAGATCGCTATGAGGTTATTGCAATCACGCAAGATCCGGATTCAGATCTTCCGAAAGACATTCAAAAGAGGTTTAAATTCTGCCGTCCTGGTAAGCAGTATATGGCAGATAATCTCTATCACTTTCCATTTACTATTTATTACTAATTTGGAGGTAATATACAATGGCTAAACTCGTATGGGATGCTATCGGCGAACATTTCTTTGAGATTGGCGTTCGCAACGGTGTTCTTTATCCTGTTGAAGACAATGCATATCCTGAAGGTGTTGCATGGAATGGTCTTAGCAGTGTTACCGAGTCTCCTGATGGCGGCGACTCTAACGATATCTATGCTGACGATATCAAGTACCTTTCTATTCGTTCTGTTGAAAACTTCAAGGGTACAATTGAAGCTTTCTATTATCCGGATGAATTCAAACCCTGTAATGGTGAAGCCGAAGTTGTCAATGGTGTAACTATTGGCCAGCAGGCTCGTAAAGCTTTTGGTTTTGCTTACAAGACTTCTATCGGTAACGATGTTGACTTTCAGGACTACGGCTATAAGATCAATCTGGTTTGGGGTTGCTCCATTTCTCCGTCTGAAGAGACCCATGAAACGATTAATGAATCTCCTGAACCGGAACCCTTCAGCTGGGAGTTTGATACCGTTCCTGTGACTGTTACTGGTTATAAGGCAACTGCTCACATGGAAATTGACTCTACTAAGTTTAAGACGGCTGACCAGCAGGCCGCGCTTGCCGCATTTGAAGATGTCCTGTACGGCACGGATGCTCAGGAGGCACAGCCTGCTGAGTACAAAGCAACAACCGATACTTCTCCTCAGGCTGGAAAGACTTATTACACCCGTAGTGGAGCTGGTACTGAACAGTCCCCGTACGTTTATACTGAGTTTGAAGGTAGCACCTTTGATGGTAGCACTACTTACTATGAAATGACTAAGGCTGCTGTTCCTGCAAAAGTTGCTACTACGGCACGTCTTCCGCTTCCTGATGAAGTCATTCAGCTTCTGACAGTTACCTGATCGCATTATATTCTATGAGGCAGCTCTTTAAGCAGGAGGGCTGCCTCTTTTATTAATTATATTTTATTAAGGAGAGCGAAAATAAAATGCTTAAGAAAACTATTAAATTCAAAGATTATGAAGGCAAGGACACTGAAGTAGTTGCATATTTTAACTTTGAGCCTCAGGAAATTATGGATCTTAACCTTGAGTTTGAAAAAGAAGGCGGACTTATCGGGAGACTCGATGCACTTATGTCTGAGAAGATCAATGGCGAACCTCCGCGTAAACCAGTAGTTGATTTTGTCAGCATGATGGTTGAGAAGTCCTTTGGCATTCGTCCGAAAGACGATCCGACACTGTTCCTGAAGGAAGACGAAGAAGGGCGGCCATATGCAAGAAGATTCAAACAGTCGCTTGCTTACAAAACTTATGTTTGGGCGCTTCTTACCGGTGAGGAATCTCTCGAAGAGTTCACAAAGGGAGTTATGCCTCCGATGCCAGAAGGAATGAAAGAAGAAGATGCCAAGGAAGCCATGAAAGAGCAGGCTCCTGCGCTTTATGAGATTACTTCAAAGGCTTGATGAAATGTGCCATTAACAATAAAAGTTCCGGCAAATGAATTATACGATCCTGTACAAAAACGATTTATTTCGACCCCAGCAAAGTCACTTTCATTTGAACATTCTCTTTTGAGTATCGCTAAATGGGAAGCCAAATGGCATAAACCATACATGTCAAAAGCGCCTAAGACTGAGGAAGAAATGCGTGATTATATTCGCTGCATGTGCCTTTCAAATGATGTTGATCCTATGGTCTTTTATGCTCTGGATCAAAACACAGTTAAGGCATTGGCTGATTATATTCAGGATCCTATGACCGGAACAACTTTTAAGAAGAAAAATGAGAAGCCATCCAAGGAAATCGTTACTAATGAGTTGGTTTATTATTGGATGACTGAATTAAATATACCATTTGAACCATGCCAGAAGTGGCATTTCAATCATTTAATGACTTTGATTCAGGTTGCATCAGTCAAAAAGCAGCCGGCAAAGAAGTTAAATAAGAAAGAGCAACGAGATGCCATAAATCGTATGGCTGCTGAAAATGAACGGCGAAGAGCCATGTTCCATACAAAAGGATAAAGGAGACTACCATGATCCGGTGCGTTGTTAAAGGCAACTTTAATGAAACTGAAAGTTTCTTAAAGCGAGCATTAAAACTGGATTTCGATAGTATTCTCAGAAGATATGCGGAGATAGGACTTAAAGCTCTTGTCTCCGCTACTCCTGTTCGTACAGGAAAAACCGCAGCCTCTTGGAGTTATGAAATACTGAAAACTCCTGGACAGATCTCTTTAGTTTATAAGAATTCGAATACAAACCGAGGAAATTGCATTGTCATTTTGCTTGATCGAGGGCACGGCAATGGACGAGGCGCTTGGATTGAGGGTAGGCATTTTATAGAGCCTACTATTCAACCGATTTTTGATGAAATAGCAGATAAAGCCTGGAAGGAGGTCGTGAAGAATAATGCCTAGATATGATTCTTCTATGACGGAAGAGCGCGTTGTAGAAATGCGCATAGACAATGATAATTTTGAAAAAGGCGCAAAAGAAACAATCAACACTCTTAAGAAACTTGATCAGGCTTTAAAGATAAAAGGTGATACATCAGCTATTGACGATATGGCTGATTCTGTAAGAAAATTTGATGCTTCCCCAATGGCTGAGAGTTTTGATGTTGCTGTAAATAGTATTTCTGCTAAAGCTACAATTATAGATCAAATAATTAGAAATTTAACAAATAGTGTAACAGACTTTGTAAAAAGAACGGTTAGAGATGTAACAATAGAGCCAGTTGCTGAAGGCATGAATAAGTACACGACGCTTGCCGAAGTAACGCAATCTCTTATGGCGGCAACAAAAGATTATTATGCAGAAAAAGGCATTACTACAGAAGTTGGGCAACTATCAGAGCTTGAAAAAATACTAGAAATGGTATGGTGGTACTCTGATGAAACATCTTATGAATTTATTGAAATGGCTAATACAATGTCTAAGATGGTTGCAGCTGGAGTTGAAATTGAGAAAGCTGCTCAAGCTACTGTCGGTATTGCAACATTAAGTGCTGCTTCTGGAGCTGACGCTAAAGCAGCATCGCATACCATGCAATATGCATGGACTCAGGCTTTTGGTACTGGCTATATGGCACTTTCAGATTTCAAAACTCTTGAAAATCAGAATATTGCGACAAAAGAACTTAAAGAAAATATTCTTGAAATTGCAGTTGAATGCAATAAACTTTCGAGAGTTGCCAAAGATGGAACTGACGAATTTAACGATTATTATTCTACTATAGTTGATCCAAATAGATATGATGCCCTTGGTTATATTCAGAACCTTACAGAAAAAGAAGAAGCCGCCATGTTTAATTATAAGAACATGCGAGAATCTTTAAAAGATAAATGGTTTGATGTCGAAGTTATGACAAAACTTACCGAACGGTATGGTGAGTTTTCTGTTAAGTTATATGATTTAGTTGAAGCGTCAAGAGAAGCTGGCAAAAACATTACAGCATATGAAGCAACTGAAATGCTGCAAGCATACAGAGAAAATCCAGATACGTTTGATTGGGAAGGATATGCAGATTCAGTTGGTGTATCTGTAGGTAGACTAAAAGAACTTTTAATAGCCCTTGATAATGTTAAATGGAAGGTTTCAGAAACTGGTTTTTATATGGGCCAGGAGTACAAAACATTTAAGGATGTCATAAGTGCCACTAAAGATGCGGTAAGTTCTCAATGGGCAAGAATATTTAAATATATTTTTGGTAATTTCTTAGAAGCAAAAAAACTTTGGAGTGAAGTCGGCGATCTGTTTTCTAAAGTATTTGTTTCTGGATTAGAGAGAGTAAATGTTGTTCTTAATGAATGGCATAGACTTGGCGGACGTGAATTTCTATTAGGCACTGATGATATTAGAGGAGCTTTGTGGAATCTGGTTGATGCAGTTTCGACAGTCGTAACACCAATAAAGAATGCATTTACAGAAGTATTTGGATTTGCTAAGCCAAAACAGCTTGCCAAAAATATATATGATCTTACAGTACGATTCCAAGAATGGACTACAGAACTTGGCTTTTCTAAAGAAGCTATGGAAGGTATTAAAAATATATTTACGTCCGTTTTCAATGTCGCAAATACAGTCCTTGCAATATTTGGTAAAGGCATTATTTTAGTTGGAAAATTAATAACTTCTGTTTATCAACCTATTGCCGATTTTCTTCTTCGTGTTATTGGGTCTATTATAAAACCAATAAATAACTTTATTGGCAATACACTATTAAGACTAAGTGAAAAAATTGATGTATTTGATCTTCTTGGAAAAGTTATAGAAAAAGCAGGAGATGCTATTTCTGCACTTTTGTCACCTTCAAAAGAACTAAAAGTTATATTTGCAGATATTAAAACTGCAATAGATAATCTTAAAATCGGAGAGCATGTCTCAAGTGCTATCAACTTTATAGTTGATAAACTTTCAAAACTTGGAATAAATGTTCTTCCGGCAATAGAAAAAATCGGTAGTGCATTTAATTCATTAAAAACATTTTTATCTCCAGTAATTAAATTAGTGGATGAATTTAAAAGACGACTTGAAGCTCTGAAAGTTAATGAAGAATTGTCGCCACTGCAAAGATTTTTCTACGCACTTCAAGGAACTGGTCATTCGGCCCTTCTTAAAATTAACGAACAACTTGAAAAACTTGGAGAAAGATTTCCGGCTTTTAAAGAATTTATTGAGTCTTTTAAAAGCGTATCTTTCTCTGAAGTTCTTTCATCTGTTAAAGAATCGTTTGTTACTTTTGGAGAATATGTTTCAGAATGGTTTGGTCCGATTGGTGAGAAAATTAGCGGATTTTATAATATTGTTAAAGAAGCCCTTATAAATCTTGCAACTTCATTTTCTGAATTATGGACAAAATTTAAAGAAGGAGCATCATTCGAAGAAGTTCTTAAAGATATGAGTGAAGCATTTAAAACTGCTGGTCAAACTTTTGTTGGATGGTTTGATCCTATTAAACAAACCATTTCTGAAAAATTTGAAGAGTTTCTCGAATGGCTTGAGAGTCTTAAACCTAGATTATCTGAGACGTGGCAGTCCGTTATAGATTTTATTGTTACATTATTTGGCAAAAATAGTGATGTGATCACACGCTCTGAAACAATGACGCTTGAAGAATCTGGCGGAATGTTCTCATGGCTTCCGGAATCAATTAGAAATGCATTAGATTTTATTTTAAAGCCAATCGAACAAATCATCACTAATTTCCAGAACGCATTAGCTCAGCTTCCTCCTATTGATTGGAATGGATTTATAAATCAAGTTTTAAGATTTGGTGAATTAGCTGTTTCATTTGCAAGTGTTAAAGCTGGCCTATCAGTATTTAAAGGACTTAAACAAATAGGTAATGGCTTTAAAGAATTTGGAAAGTCAATAAAAGAATTTGCAAAGAATAAAACCGTAACTAAAAATATTGAAGCTTTGACTAAAGGACTTGCTGATTTCTTTGGAAATGGAGCCAATAGTATTAATAGTTTGTTTGATGCTATTAAAGATACTTTGAAGAATGGCTTTACGATAAAGCATAAAAAGTATGATAGCATTGGAACAACGATTCTCAAAATTGCTGCTTCTATTGCAATATTAGTTGGGGCCGTTTATGTTCTTACAAAGATTCCTGCTGATGATGTTAAGCGCGCTTTGACTCAACTTGCAGAAATAGCAGGTGGAATGATTATATTAGCCGGCGCTTTTACAGCATTAAATAAATTTGGTTTTGATGGAAAGCCCATGCTTAGAATGGCTATAAGTCTTGGCATAATACTTGCTGCCATCTGGGTTATTACTAAATTGCCATTAGATACATTTTATAAAGGACTTATTCGTGTAGGATTAATTTTAGCAGAACTTGCTGCATTTTCGAAGTTCTCAGGTAGCAAGTTCGAATTTCAGAACGCGCCATATATCAAAATGGCTATCGCCCTTGGCATTCTTATGATTCCTTTGAAACAAATAGCAAAGCTCGATACCGCCTCATTGCTTAAAGGAGTTATTGGTTTAGGTTCCGTAATGGCTGAATTTGCCGCTCTTTCAAAAACTGCAATGACAGGAGTTAAAACAGGCGGCTTTATCAAAATGGCGATAGCAGTCGCTCTTCTCTCTGGAACTATGGCATTGATTGCAAAGATGGACTTTGCATCTATGACCAAGGGATTAGTAGGTTTAGGTGGTGTAATACTCGAGTTTAGAGCAATTATAACAGCGTCACAAGGATTAGGAAAAGTTAGTGGATTTATTGGAATGGCCGCAGCTGTGGCTATTTTAGCATATGTAATGAAGCAACTTGGGCAAATGGATCTATGGTCTGCCATGAAAGGCGTTAGAATGCTCGGATTTGTTATGACATCTTTGGGCACACTAATAAATAATGTTAAAGGTCTTACGTGGGGTTCTGCTTTAGCGTCACTTATTGTAATTGGCGGTATGCTTACTGAAGTATATTTTGCCTTTAAGTATTTAAATGATCAGAATACTGATTTTACAAATGTACTTAAATTTACTATATCAATTGCCGCAGTTTCAATTGGATGCGGATTTTTGATTAAATCTCTTGCAAATGTGCCATTTGCAGCAGGCATGAAAGCTCTTGGTATGTTTGCAATATTCCTTGTTGGTATTATCGCATTAGCTACTGCTATTAGTGTTGGTCTTGCGTACGTCGTTGAAAAGATGAGTCCAACACAATTAGAGAATCTCAAAGAAGACCTAGCTGAAGCATCTATTATTATGGGCGATATATTTAATGTGATCGGAAGTATGTTTGGCGGGTTTATAAGTGGTATTTGGGATCAAACACTTGGAAAATTCAGTTTGCCGCAACTTGGTACAGATTTGTCTGAATTTATGACAAATGTTCAGGGATTTATTACCGGTGCTCAGAATATTAATACATCTATCGGACAGAAAATTGGTGCTTTATCTGGGGCTATATTAAGAATAGCTGGAACTGAATTTCTTACAGCAATAGCAAATTTGTTTAGTGAAGATGGAAAAACAGTAGTAGATCATTTTGGCACAGATTTGGTTAAATTAGGACTTGGAATGACAGCTTTTAGCATGTCTGTGCAGAGCATGAAGCCGATACCTGGGTCTATACCGACAACTGTCGAGAAAATGTCCAAAGCAATTCAGACAATTGCAGGTGCAGAATTCGTTACCGCATTAGCAAATTTGTTTAGTGCAGAAAATAAAACCGTCATAGATTATTTCGTCACAGATATTGCAAAATTAGGTAATGGTTTAGTAGGATTTGCTTGGTCTCTTACTGGAATGCCTGAAAACGCAACGAATGATATGAACAATGCCACCGAAACAGCTATGGGCTTGGCAAATCTTGCAAATGCTCTTCCTACGACTGGCGGCATCAAGAAGCTACTCGGATGGAAAGATCTTGGAGATTTCTCAAAGGATCTACCGGTTCTTGGCGAAAATCTGAAAGCATACAGTGACGCTATTAAGGATATTGCTAAAGATGAAACGGCAAGTGCAAAAGATAGAAAAATCGCAAAAGAACTTGCGAATGGTCTTGCCAATCTTCAAAATAAGATTCCAAATTCGCACGGTCTAAAGGCTGCAATTGAAGGCTGGAAAGATCTTAAAGGTTTTAGTGACGATATTAAAGAACTTGGCCCAGCATTAAAAGCATATAGTGATTCAATCAAAGGAATCTCCAAAGAAGGTGCGGCAGATGAAGATGACATTGAAACTGCGATCACTATGGCCGGCGGTCTTGCTAAATTACAAAAACAGCTTGAAAATACCGGAGGATTGTCAGCAGAAATCTTTGGGGATAAATCTCTTTCTGATTTTGCTTCTGGCGTTTCTGGAACTGATGGTGTTGCCGGTATTGGAGCTGCTTTAAGAACGTATGCTGAAAGTATAGCTGGCATTTCTGGTCTTGCTACCGAAGAAGACGCAAAACAAGCAATTGATTTAGCCCAGTCTCTTGAAGATTTCATCGAAGGGACATCTCAGGTTGGTGGTAAGATTCAAGATTTTACAGGTCGTTGGGATTTAGCAAATTTTGGTACCGAAGTGGCCACATTCGCAGTAGGCTTAAGAATATTTACGGATCTTGCAAAAGAAGTTGATGTTGAGGCCGGTTCTAATGCGATAACGGTTGTGCAGCCAATTAAAGATTTCATTGATAGTCTTGATTCCGAAGGCGGTATTATACAAGCTATCTCAAAGTTCTTTGCAGGTGACAAGCTTACTACATTGTATCAGCAACTAGAAGCAATGAAAACATTAGCTTTAGATCTTAGAACATTTACTGAAGATATGGCTAATGTTGATGCTGATCAGGTAGGTAATGCCACTGTTATTATGGATGCTATTGGTAGTTTTCTTGAAGGAATCGAAACGTCCAATGTATTTGAAAAATTTGTAGGGATATTTACTGGCGAAAATAAAAAGTTATCCAATCTTACAAAGACCGCTGATGCAATGGGCAATTTTGGTAGGCAGTTTAAAGATTTTACTAGTGGAATATCTGGTGCAAAAGCGGCAAGTGCGAACATTAGTTTAGCAAGCCAGACGTTTGATGATTTTCAAAGTTTAATTCTTTCTGCTTCTAGCGATACAAATGATGGAGATATTACAGATCTTTGGGCGACAATGGAAGATATGTCCAACTTTGGAACACAGTTTGCAACATTCGCTGAAGGAATTGCTAATGCCGCATCTGCTGTTGGCCAGTTCGGAGCTGCAGCAAGTGTTATAAGAAGTTTTCGTGAACTTCAAAATGAAAGTGCAGGAAACGCTGGACAAAGCATTTTGTCGCAAAATGAACTTCTTGATGCTGTAAATTTAGGTGCACAGATTCCTGAAGCTTTAGGAAATGGCATTGCACAGAATGAAGCGGCTTATACTGCGAGAATCGATGAGCTTCAGGCAAATGCTGAAACCGTATTTAATGGCGCAGAGATGGATTTTTACAATATTGGTATGAATCTTGACGCTGGTCTTGCGGCTGGTATTTATGCTAACTCTGCTGCGCCGATAAATGCCATAGCAGAAGTATGTTCGGCAATGGTCGATACTGCTAATAGTATGTTGCAGGTTCATTCGCCTTCAAGATTGTTCATGCAATTGGGCGATTATTTGGATCAGGGTTTGTCCTTGGGTATTTCACAGAATGCATCATCTCCTGTTTCGTCAATCACGACTCTTGGAGACAAGATGTATTTAGCTATGCAAAGTGCTATGGCTCAAGTTGCTGCTATTACAAATGGCTCATTTGACTTTCAGCCGCAGATTACTCCGGTGGTAGATATGTCTAACGTTCGTGCAGGAGCTTCGGAATATAGCAAGCTCTTTGGCGGATCTGCATATAGCAGAATGGCCGGTGGCATTTCCAGAAATGTTGCGGCAGCTCAGAATGCTCAAGCTGCGTACAATCAGTTCTTATCAACTGCACCTGCAGCTAATGAATCCGGTGAGCATATCCAGGTTAATGTCTATGCAAGTGAAGGCCAGAGTGAAGAATCAGTTGCAACAGCTGTCATTAATCGCATTTCGACTCTTTCAAGCAGAAGAAAGTATGCGTTTGGTTAATTAGCGTTTCTCATTTTTCGATAGAGGGTGGTTTTGTCGTGCGAAGGTTTTTCCATCCTCTATCTTTTATAATTAAACATAGTTAGGAGTGCACATATGATTATCTGGGCAGGTACCAGTAGTGAGGATGTCGGGATGGTCATTCAGCACTATCCCAAAGTCATCATTCCGGCTAAAAAGCGTGAAGTTCAGGCTGTTCCGGGCCGAAATGGCGACATTATTATTGAATTTGATACCTTTGAAAACTATGAGCAGCAATATGACTGTTTTCTTGATGCAAAGCAGTTTGGCGGTCTTGGAGCAGTTATTCCAAAAGTTGCTGATTGGCTTTTAGGTAATAGTGGCTATCAAAGACTCGAAGATAGTTATTTTCCGGATGTTTATAGAATGGCTTATGTTGCTAATTCTACAGAATTTACAAGTCATTTTAATGAATATGGTTGGGGGACACTTACATTCAATTGCGCTCCGGAAAAATATTTCAAAATGGGAGAAGAAGAGCTTACTTTAAGTAAAAATCAGAAGCTTTTCAATCCAAGCAGTTTTCCTGCAAAACCTATAATCACCATAACGATGACTGGCAGTGCGGGAACTGTTAGTTTTAATGGAACGCCAATGAATATTTCTTATGGCGTTGTTGGAGATCTAATCGTAGACGCAAAGCAGCATACCGTATTTAATAATTCAGAAAATAAAAGTTCAATGATTCAAGGCCAATATGAAAAACTCTATCTTGGCAAGGAGACAGTATTTACTTGGTCTGGCGGAGTAGCAGGAGTAAAAATTATTCCGAGGTGGTGGACCATATGATTCCAATTTTGTTTGAATATGATGCCACAAATTTTAACTCCCATGGTCTTGGTGATTTAATTGATTGTATTAGCTGTGAAACGACTTGCAATGCCGATGGTGAATATGAGCTTACTCTTCAGTATCCAGTTAGCGCTCCTCTATTTTCTGAGCTAAAGATCAATCGAATTGTTTATGCAAAAGCGAATGATTATCATCCATGGCAGGCATTTCGAATCTATGGCTATGAAAAGGAAATTAAGGGTGTTCAGACAATCAATTGCCAGCATATAAGTTACGATCTTCATTGTATTCCAACAAGAGAAATACCGAAAAGTTATAATGTGACAAGTTGCAGTGTGGCTTTGCAATATATGAAATCTCAGGCATTTTCTGAATGTCCATTTACTTTTTATACAGACATTACTCGACTTCCTCATATGGAAGAACACAAATTTAAGTCGGATACTCCAACGTCTATTCGCGCATTACTTTTGGATGGTGATGAAAGTATTCATGGATGTTGGGGTGGAGATTTAGTCTTCAATAATTATGATGTCTTCCTTATGCAGATGGCAGGGGAAGATCGTGGTGTAACTATTGACTATGGTGTAGATCTTATTGATTTGGATCAGGAAGAAAATATTTCAGAAATGATCACTGGTGTTCTTCCTTATTTTAGATGGAATGAAGCAAATGAAGATAGTTCTTCTGAAGATTATGGTGATACAACTGACCATATTGCTTATGGTAATGTTCAGTATTGTCCTGGAACCTTCCAGCGGCAAAATATTCAAGCACTTGACCTAACAGATCAGTTTCCAAATCAGGATCAGGGGACATATCCTCCGGCGTCTTCTCTCGATGCAAAAGCCCAGGAGTGGATTTCTGAAAGTGATGTAGGGCATCCAGTTATATCCTTGACTGTCAATTATGCAACTCTCGGCCAAGATGTAAGGCTTCACGATGCTTTGACAGTTCGCTTTCATGAAATGGGCATCGACGTTAAGTCAAAAGTTACTTCATATAAATATGACGTTCTTGCTGAAAGACCTGTTGAGATAGAAATAGGGAAGACTAAGGCGAGCTCGATGTTTAGCCTTGAAGATGCCTCCCGCTTAAAAAAGGGCCTGATCCCGCCAAAGAGAATTCAGAAGAAATCTATTGGCCAGGATCAGATCCAGAATGGCGGCATTGGAGGCAAAGGAATTTCTGCGGCGGGCGTCGGATCTTGGCATTTAAGAGATAAAGCGGTTCAGGAAGATAAGATTGATGAAAACGCAGTTACTCGGTATAAGATAAAAGACGGCGAAATAGTTGAGGAAAAGGTGGCAGTTGATGCTATTACCGCGGAGAAAATCCGTGCAAAAGCTATAGAATTAGAGAAACTTGACGATGAACTTTACGGTTTCTATACATTCTGGCTTCAAGCAGAACTTATCTTTGCCAGTGAAATTATAGCAGATCAAGGTACGTATGGTTTTATTAGTACAGGAAATTTTGGTGCTGGCAATGTTTCTACTACAAGATTATATGTTAATAACACTCAATTTATAGAAACGCAGCTTCAGTATACCGACACAAAATATACATTAAGCACTTGGGGTTCTGATTCAGCTGTTGGTTATGGCTATGGGTCCTGCTGGGTCGGGGAGTACACCGGTACTGCTTCTGTAGATGTAACGGTATTTGTTCCTCATTATACGTTAACTCCAAGTGTTTCTACTATTAATTTCCCGAGGACTGTTTTAGCAAATGTATATAATCCATGGGTATAATTAAGGAGAGCATATGATCTATAACGTTATTACAAAAACTGGAAAATCAATAAAGGCGCAAGCGTTTCTTGATGAACCTAGCACTTCTTCTATTTATATATTTACGAATGAATTAACCCAACTTGAAGCATATCAGCTTTTTGAGAATAAAGCAGAATCTTCAGAGTTAAAAGTAGTAATGGAAGAAATGGAAGATGATGAAAAAGAAGGCATTTTTACAATATATAAACATTATACAGATGTTTATGGCATTCGAAAATCGCCAATTGGCATCGATACTAAAGTAATTCAGATATGGCTTAAAAAAGAATATCCTGAAGACTGGTAAAAATCAAAATGGAAGTAAAAACAAGGAAGGAGGTCCAATATGTATAGAGGAACAACACCTACTCATAAGTTCTGTTTTGGAACGGTAAATCCTAATAATTATAAAGAAATTCTGGTCACGTATGTGCAGGATGAACGAATTGTTATGGAAAAACACAAACAGGACCTTGTTATTACTTCTGAAGAAATACCTTCAAATGAAGAAACTGTAATTCATTACCATGCAGAGCTCCAGCTTACGCAAGAAGAAGCTAATGCTTTTTCTGCGCAGCCTGGCAGTAATGTAAGTATTCAACTTAGAGCAATAGATAATGAAGGAAATGTTCTTGCATCAAATAAGATGAAAGTAACAGTGCTTGATGTTCTTAATGACGAGGTGTTGGAATGAAACTAAATGTTCAACTTACAGAGGCAAATAGTGTATTTCCAGTTACCTTTTTAGATGAAAAAGATATTCTTGAAGTTAAATTTAATAGTCTTCAGATTTTACATGTTCATGACTATGATTATTATTCTGGAGATACGTATGTTGTTCCTAAGTTTATTCTTCAAATTCTTAAAACTACAGGAAAATTAGTAAGAGAAGATATTCTTGTAGCTTCAATTCCAGTTAATTCAGTTTCAAATCCCCAAGGCGGGATAACAGTTACTATAGGAGGTTAGTATAATGGCTAATCAATACAATTCAAAAGTAGTCCTTTCTGACGGTACCGTCTTGATCGATTTGACATCTGATACCGTTGATGCGGCGCATCTTTTGTACAATTACACTGCTCATGGGCGTAATGGTGCGCCTATTACAGGCTCGTGCACGTATGATGCTGACACTTCTGATGCGACAGCAGGTGTTGGCGAAATCCTTGCTACAAAAACGGCATATGTCAATGGAAGTAAACTGACAGGTACTATGCCTAATAATGGCGGAAATGATGTTACTATAACAACTAAAGCTGGTTCAACGATTCCTGCTGGTTATTATGATGGCTCAGGAACTGCCGCTATTGATTCTACATCAGCTACTAATCTTATTGCAACTAACGTTCGTGAAGGCGTCACGATTCTCGGCGTTGAGGGCACAATGTCTGGCTCTGAAGACATGCACGCCCAGGCAAAGTCTGTTACACCATCATTTTCGCAACAGGTAATTTCACCTGATTCTCCGACTTATAACTGTCTTTCTCAGGTCACTGTAGCTGCTATTCCGGTGTCTTATGCAGACAATGCAGCTGGCGGTGTTACCGTAACAATTGGTGCGTCTGCTGCCTAAAAATAAATTCAAAATGGAAGTAAAATAGGAGGATAGCGCATTAAATGGCTAATAATCCATATAACAATAAGGTTCAGCTGTCTGATGGAACTGTTCTCCTGGATCTTACCGGAGATACGATAACTGCAGATGATATGCTTGCTGGTGTTACAGCGCACGATAGAAGTGGTGCGCAAATTACTGGAGTAATTAATTTAGCAGACGCCGCTACAAATGCTCCACTTCCAGATAATATTTCAGCTATTGTTGGTTCTTCTGATAAATATGCTAGAGAAGATCATGTGCATTTGGATCAGCAGCAGTCAGCTATTGTATATCATGAAGAAAAGCTCGATAGTAATGGAAAAATTATAGCAACCATTCCTTATTCAGCTGGGGATTACATTTTTTCAAATGGAATTGCATATCTTGTTATAAAAAGTATTTCTACTAATGATCATCTAACCGTAGGTACTGATATAATAAATTTAAATAATCTGAATACTAATGTTATAAGAGATCTTTGCTCAAAGGTCCGTTTTAAAACTAATAACGATGCAACAAATCTAATAAGTCCAACAAAAATAAATGTTACCCAACTTGATCATGGTTCTCCTTATTCCAATTATGATAATGTTTATTATTTTAAAATTGATAATAGAGTTTTTATAAATATTGGAGTTTATAATTTGCCATCTGATCAAAGGAACCATGGGCTTTTTACTTTGCCAGTAGGATATAGGCCATATGTAGATACAGTTGCATTAGGAGAATGCGGGACAAGTTTTACGGAAAATGCTTACTGCATAGTGGCATCAAATGGTACCGTTTCAGTTAGGTCTTATGACACTTATGCACGAATTCAAGTGGAGTTTTTTGCATATTCATAATATTAACGGTTTAAAAGGAGGCAATTATGGCTTTTAATGTAATTTCTATAATTAATTTAGATATTGCTAGACCGAATGCGGATACTATTAATGCAGTGCAATATGACAGTTCTGGTAGAGTAGTTAGAGCAAATTTGCTAAATAATGGTACTCCTTGGGCGGTTCCTTATGGTGTGTATCCTGTAATTAGATATCAAAAATCAGATCGTATTGGCGGCTTTTATGATACGGACGAAAATAATTCATATGCTATAAACTTTGCCAATGATAGAAAAACGGTTGATCTTACACTTGCTTTGCAAGTTCTAACAACTCCTGGATTAGTAAATGTTCAAGTAAATTTTTATAATACAAGTGGCATTAGAGTAACTTCTTTTGCATTTAAGGTACTTGTTGAGCGCTCAATTATTCCAGATACTCAAATAGTTTCTAGCGAATATTATAATGCATTAACTGAAACAATTAAAGTTGCAGCTCAGGAAGTGAATTTATCAGAAGCTACTGTTAGAGCAGAAAATGCAGCAGAAAGAGCTACTGCAGCCGCTGAAACGGCAGAAACAGAGCTTATGCAAAGTGTACCAACCTTAGTCTCAGATTGGTTAACTTCTAACATGACCAATCCATCAAACCCAGCTATAGATAAATCTCTTACGGTTGCAAACGCCGCAGCAGATGCTAAAACAGTTGGAGTAAATATTGCTAAACGTTTTCCGGAGATTTTTGATACTGCAGATTACAATACAAATATATCAGGAACAGCATTTTTAATATCTGATAATGTTATTCCTAAAGATTCTTATTTAAAATCATTCTCAGTATATAGTATTTCAACAAGTCCGCATTTTTATTTTTATTTAATCGACGTTGCTACACATAGGGTTATATTTGTAAAAGAGGTTGAAGCAAAAACTGGATGGTCTTGCCATTCGCTAGCAATAACGGCTCCTTCTAATTGTGTTATTGGCTTCTATGGACATAATTTTAAAGCTATAGCTGCCTATACTAATAATGATTTAATCAATAATCTTAATCGGTTTTCAAATGGCTATATAGAAGGAAATATTAAACCTGCAAAACTAGGAGATGTGATAACTTATAATCAATATGGAACTAATGCAAATATAGCTGTTCCATTGTATTGCACTTGCCAATATGGAACTAATTCTTTAGATGACAGTCCATTAATTGATGATGCAAAGAAAATTAGATTTCATCGAATTGAACCAGAAATGATGCTTGCACAGAACTATACAACTGAAATATCATTAACAAGTTTTTTGATTTCTGATAGAATTTTACCAGCGGGTTCTTTTATTTCATCTGTACATTTTTATGATTTTTCAGATACTGCTGATCAGTATTTTTATATTATTGATAATGCCACATTAACCGTGCTAGAAAGAATTCGAATTACAATTAGCGACAGCGGTTATTATACTATTCCGATTAATTATTATTGCAAAACGGAATGCAGAATCGGTGTGTATGGACATGTATTTAGATCTGCCGTTAATGATGTTACAGATGGCCAAATGTTTTCGCATGGTTATATAGAAGGAAGTCCTAAAAATGCTAAAATTGGAGAAGTAATATCTCTTTCTACGTCCTCTGCAGGAACAAAAATAGCGATTCCTATGCAATGGGAATATTCAATAGTAACCACAGATCTTATTTATGGTGCAACAGAAGCTATCAAATATAAATATATTGATGACGTAGATGTCGATTCTGGTTGCATAGCGTGCTTTATTGATGATGATACTGGAAGATATGTTAGAGATATTTGGGATGAAATTATTTCTGAAACTGGAATACGAATGGGCTTTGCTTGTGTAACTGGATATATTTCAAGAGAAGTAACTCCAACACGAGATCAATATGTTCCTATGACTATTTCGGAATTACAAGAATTATATAATAATGGCCATGAAGTTTATTCTCATTCATATACGCATCCTGCATTTTATGAAGAAAATCTTTATACTATAGATTATCAATGTAGGCTTGCGAAAATGTGGTTAGATCAAAATGGATTTTCAAGAACTTCAGATATATTAGTGTATCCAGGTGGTTTAGGTTTTGCATATAATAAAAATGAAGCTAAAAGATATGTAAAGCATTATTATAAATATGGAATCGATGCTTCCGGCGGAGCATGTAATTCAATAAATCAAATGAAGTTTTATCCATATAGTATTTCAAGAGCAAATGCTGATACAGGAACATTAGCCGAATTAGAAGCAGAAGTGGATCGCGCATATTTAACAAAATCTGTTCTTATTTTTATGAATCATGCATATGAATTAAATAAAGATAGAACAAATCAAATAAATAAAATGATCGCATTGATTAACTATATAAAAAATAAAGGTATTCCAATAATTCCTTTTGGTGAGGCAATGCACGAAAAATTTGGGTGGTAATTTTTTGAAAGCAAATTTTAAATTCAAAATGAAAGTATAAGACCCTATTAGTGAGGAAAACACTATGACATTCAATGAATTCATTGCTTCCATTGGATTTAAAAGCGGTGTGTCTTTTTGGGGAGTGATGGCATTTCTGATGTCTATCGGAATCGAAATAATCCCAAAAGTCAAATGGAAGCCATGGTCGAGTCTGCTTGAATGGCTAGGCTCAAAATTAAATGCGGAAGTCTATGTAAAAGTAGATGCCCTGAATAAAAAAGTCGATACTGTACAAGCTGAACTTCAGAAGCACATAGTTGATTCTGAGGTTCAGACTCTACAGGAAACGAGACGCGACATACTAGACTTTTGTAATGCCTGCATGAATAATCGGCGGCACACAAAAGAGCAGTTTGATTTTGTTCTAATGCAGTGCGATAGCTATGAAAAGTATATCGAAACAAATAAACTGAAAAATGGTATCGTATCTGCAGCTATTAAAGAGATCAGACGGCTTAATGATAAATGTATACAAGAAAATAGTTTCTTGAAAGAAGGAGAAGAATCATGAACTTTACATGGGATTTCTGGAAAAAAGTGCTGATTCGTGCGCTCCATACTGCTGCTCAGACTGCCCTTGGCATGTTTACAGTTGGCGCTACTCTCAAAGAAGTCGATTGGTTGAACATTCTGTCGGTGGCTGCTGTAGCGGCTGTCTATTCCATGGTCAAAAGCATTGCTGTTGGCATACCAGAAGCCGGCATTGTTGAAGGAACTATGACGATTGATCAGTCTGACCCGGATGATCCGAAGGTAGACATGGATCTTGGTGATCTGGAGCTTGAGGACATCATTGGCAAGAAGACAGTAAAGATTAACGTTGTTGAGGGAATTGTGGACCTTGATGGCGAGGAGGAAAATCAAAATGGAAGTGAAAACTAAGAAAAAGGCTCCTATGGCAGCAAAAAAGCCTGCTGAGAAAAAAACTCCCGTTAAGAAGGTTATCCCTAAACCGGAAGCCAAAAATCCCCCGGTGAAGAAACCTGCAAAAAAGCCTGTAAAACCCAAACAGACGGAAATGAATCTTAATAGCTTCAATATTAAGAAGCTCCGTATGGAAAAGGGGATTTCCGCAAAAAAGCTCGCTGAGATGTCTGGAGTGTCAGACGCTGCGGTTCTTGACATTGAAAATGGGAAATCCGATCCGAAATTCTCTACACTCCAGAAGATTATGTGGGCTCTTGGCTATAAGGTGAAGTTTGAGCTTAAATGACTACTTGCAAGAAATGCGGTGGCCCGGTTCCTAAAGATCATGAAATCTGCTGGGTCTGTGAACACGAACCGAAACTCGGCATCCATAAAGAAGATGAAAAGAAATGTTCTAAGGACGCCTGTAATTTAGATTCTAAAGAAGCATTTAGAATCTGAAAGACTTCTGTTAAGGGAGCAGTTTAAGGGTTAGACACTCTTGCTGCTCCTTTTTACAGATTCGTAAAAAAAACAGCTTGTATAATGAAGAGGATAGAAATAATTATTAATTGATTTTACGGAATTTATAGATTACGGAATATAGAAGATGAAAAAAGATTAATGATTATTGCTCCTATTAAAAAGAAGGAAAGCATAATATTGAATACCATTAAAGGTAGATAAAATAAACTGCATTTCCTTTCTTTTTTATCAATTCGTAGAGAATACAACGCGTATAGTGAGGAGAGTGGATAGTCTGGGTTATGCCGGACACGGTGAAATCCCGTAGACCACATTAATAGCTCAATGGTAGAGCCCCTGGCCAGAAATGGTTGCCGTACAAACGCATTAAATTGGGAGACGCGAGTTCGAAGCTCGTAATCCTCACAACGATTTATTTTTTTTTTCGCCTTTCGTAATTTTGACAGTTTTTATAATGAAGAAACTTAAATAAATTTATGAAAGGAGCGCGCCATGAAAGACAAATGGAGGGCATTCTGGAAGCTGTTTGCTGAAGGGATGATTAAAGGAAATGTCATGGTAGCAACTAGTCAATTTTAAATGAGGCAAAACAGAAAGAGGGAACCTATTAACCACAGGCTCTCTCTTTTCTTTTTGTAATATAAAATCAAAATGAAAGGAACAAAACACATGAAACAGCGAATCGAACTAACAGCAAAATCTTTTGGATTGGATCTTACGGCGAAGCAGATCTTTATGATCGAAATGGGAGTCAAGTGGCTTTGTGTTCTGATGATTTTCGTATTATATTCTCTTGGTTTAGGGATCGTCGGTGAACGCAGAGGAGAAAAACGGGCGGAAGCAAAGTACGAGATCAAGCTTCAGAATTATATTTTGGAGCAGGAGCATATTCAGGCTGAAAAGGAGGCAGCTCTGAATGCTACAAATAGCGCATTTGAGGAAATGATCGATAGGGAAGCAAATCTTCTGGCAAAAGTTCTTTATGGTGTGAAGGATAACTCAACGGACGACCTTAGGACTTATTGCTGGTGTGTCTTTAACCGGGTAGACAATCTTCAGTTTGCAAACACTCTTGAAGAAGTTATTTCTCAGCCGAATCAGTGGATGAGGTATAATGAGAATAATGAGGTTTTATTGAAGATTAAGCAGGTTGCCAGGGAGGAACTTCTCGTATGGCATGATAGAGCATCAAGACCATGCTCTAGCGATTATATTTACATGGATTGGACACCGAATGACATTGTTTTGAGGACGGATTTTGTAGCAACAAGGTCAACGAGGTATTGGAGGTATAACTGAAAATGCTTGGAATGATTGCAGTTGGATTTATTATATTTTGCGCAATTATTGGATCGTACTTTCTGGTTTTTACAATAAGTAAATCTGATTTAATTTTAATAGTTATACTAATTATGCTATTCATTTCTATTTATTGCGCTATTTCAGGAACTTATTTATTACATTTAGGAGGATTTGTATGAAGACTCCGACTGCTAAAAAGCTTAAATCGGGAAGCTGGAGGGTCCAGATTCAGATTAACGGAACGCGCTATTCCTGTACCGGCAGAACGAAGCAAGAAGCTCAGAAAGCAGCTAAGCTTCTCTTTGCCGGTATTGAAGAGGAAAAACGGATTCCTATGACGGTTGGCAAAGCAATAGATAAGTACATTGAGTCTAAAGAAAAAGTCCTTTCGCCTTCGACGATTATTGCATATAAAAAGATCCGTAGAAATGACCTTCAGTCAATTATGGATATTAATATTTCAGATCTAGACCAGTTTCACATTCAGATTGCAGTAAGTGAAGACATGGCTAAAGGGAAGAGCCCTAAGTCTATTAAGAATGCTCACGGACTTCTTGCAGCAGTTCTCAAGCAGCATAGACCACAATTTGTTTTAGTGACTAGATTACCAAAAAATCCTCCTCCGACAATTAAAATTCCGTCAGAAGAAGAAATGAAAAAGATTTGGGCTCAGGCAAAGGGAACGCCGTATGAGCTTCCGATTCTTTTGGCATCGTGGCTTGGCTTAAGAATGTCTGAGATCCGAGGACTTAAATACGGCGACTTTGAAAATGGAAAGCTTCATGTTCAGAGAGCCATGGTTAAAGGCCCTACCGGCTATATCGAGAAAGGAACTAAGACGATCTCTGGCAATAGGGTAATTGTTCTTCCCGAATTAATCGACAAAATGGTTAAAGATAAAAGAGCAGCACGAATTGAAATTGCTAGAAGCGACCATTTGACTGGAAAGAAATTCATTGTGGTCGATGACGAATATCTCTTTAACTTCAAATCAAATACTCTTTATAAGCACTTCGTGTCAATCTGTGAAAAAGCCGGAGTAGAGCATTATCGGTTTCATGATCTGAGGCACTTTGCGGCATCAGAAGCTCACTATCTCGGAGTTCCGGACAAATATTCTATGAAACGAATGGGTCACGCAACAGACAATATGCTTAGAACCGTTTATCAGCATACGATTAAAGACAAAGAGGATATTTTTGCAGAAACTATCGATAAACACATGACGGAATTATATTTTGCAGCTAAGTAATTCGTGTGAAATTTCGTGTGCATTTTTGTGTAGTTTGTGTGCATTTTTTCGGTTATGGATGCAATGATTTGTGTATGCAATTATATTCTAAGTGCATAAAAATTGCAAAAATGAAAGAAAAACCTCCCAGAAACTATCCTTCTGGGAGGGCTGAAAAATGGAGGTGAGGGGAGTTGAACCTCTCACAAAACCCCCTCAAGAAGCCCTTGCTGTGGGCATTCTTGAAAATCCGTGTGCATTTTCGTGTGCACTTTTTGAAAAATCAGACCATTTTTGGTGTTCAGAGGCTCTTTTTAGGGCCTCTTTTCTTTTTGTCTATTATACACTAAGATCGTGCATATATGCAATTATATTTTGGCACTCGAAAAACAAGAAAGTGTGCTTATAAGAAATAATCATTGCAAAATAGAAACATTATGGTTACAAATCAACTTGACATTTTATTTACAATGAATTATATTTTGTTATGCCGGCAATACATTAAAAGGAGATAGCTGTTATGGCTAAAGTATTGTTGACCGAAGCGGCGAAAGAGCAGGATAAAGTATTTAAAAGGATGGACAAGTTTGATTCTGTTGTAACCGAATATTTGAGGTCAAATAGAAAAACAGTCGATTATCTTTGCGAAAAGATCGAAGTAGACCCATCAACATTATGGAGGTACAGAAGACAAGTGAATTCTTTTAAAAAAGCACCGTTTGATGTCATTTGTGGAGTTATGAAGCTTGCAAATGTCCCGAATGAGGTGCTGAGGTTTATCTGCGGCCTATGACAACTGAATATGAACTTAGTAAGCATCGCTTTTATGAGCTGAAACACTTTTGCTTGCAATTTGAAGAGTGGTTTCATATATACTACGATTCCGATGGCTACAGTAAAGAATCAGGCAAAAATGAAGGCGACACGACTTCTAAAGATGGAATAACCAGAGCCGAAGCACATAGGCGTATGATGTTGGTTCTGGATGCGGCAAAAGATACTGGCTATGAATACTGGTTAGAACTTGCAAGTTATGTAACGGGTTCGTCAAAACGTGTTCATTCGAGACTAGATAAAGAGCTATTTTTCTATTATTACCACAAATTTTTCTGGATTTTGAGTAAAAGAAGAGCATAAATCGTAAAAAAATCATCTCCTATAATGAAGAATAAATTAAAATTTTAGGAGGGTTTTTATTATGAAGAAGTATATCAAGATCGCATGGTTTGTAGCGTTTGCAGTTTGGGTAATTGCAACAATAGTAACGAGCGTGATGATTTATGTGAATATGTATAGATCGGGATTTATGTTTACATATATGAATTGGGTTCGCACGCTGTGGGTAGAAATGAACGCAATACTGCCGGCCTATAAGTATGTAGTATTTGGATTTATCTTTTTCCTGGTAACTATGTTCTTTGTATTCAACGATTCTTCAGAAGAGGAAAGCTGCTAACAGCGGCTTTTCTTTTTATTTTTTCTGAAAGGAGGTTCTTAATGGACACTGAATTGGTAGTTTATGTTATCGGATTAGTTTTATGTGCGATTCTTTTAGTAGTGGCATTCTTTCTTTTAAAGGCGACAACTCCAAAAAACGCCGGCAATATTCAGATTTTTGAAGATGAAGAAGGCCAAGAGCATTTTAATATTAACTTCACTTTAGAGCTTGAAGAGATTGAAGAACTTCAGAGCATCATTCTTGATATTATCAAAACGCAAAATTCACAGGCTTTAAAGTGAGGGAATATCCCTACTAATTATATTTTTTGGAGGAAATCATGAACGAAGAAAAAGACATTGTGGGATTAGCAGAGACAAGAATGACTGAACTGTATGAACGGCTTGGTAATATGTCTGCAGATGATCCAAACAGAGAGAAAATAGTTAAAGAAATCGGAGAGCATTCCAGAATTGTTGATGACTATGAAGGAAGAGATTTAAAGAGGCTCGATAATAATGCCAAGAATGACATTGAGGAAGCACGGCTGGAGATCGAGGCTCAGAAAATTCTTAATGAAAGAGCCAGAAACAGAACGGAAAGAATTAAGATCTTTATGTATGCTCTGTTTGGAGTTGGAACGGGCATGTTGAGCTATAATATGGATAAGGTTCATATCGCTGCAAAGCCACTTGCCAAACTGAAAGACGATTTTATTGGAAAATTAGGTAGGTAAACTCATGAAGAGAGTCGTTATATTTACAACGGCTTTCTTTTTTTCGTATTTTAGACAGCTTCTAAAATGAAGGAGGTGACAAATATGGATTTAACAAACAAAAAAGTTAAAGAAATCCACATGTCGAGATACATAGCTTCATTTCTAAATGGACTAGAGCGTTCGAGTAATTGGTCTGTTAATATCAGTAATGCATTTGAATTATGGTTAGAATCATTAATGATCGATGGAGAGCACTTAAGCAAAGATGAAATTGAAGAAATTATGAATTATTCGTTTTGTGGAAAGGCAGAATTTGAATGGAATCTAATGGAACTAATGGAGAAGTTATATAAAGACGCATGTAAAGGCTCTTAACAGGGCCTTTTATTTTTGTTTCGTAGAAAAAACAGCTTCTAATATGAAGGAAGGAGCGCAATGGCGGAGTCTAGGAACGGGATTCTAACTAACTAAGCGGCATGCCTGCACGTAGCCTAAAGCGCAGACTTCAACTGGAGAGATGCAGCTCTCTGGGGTAGCTTCTGCACAGCTACTATTTTTTTCACTTTTCGCAATTAAAACAGGCTATATAGTGAGGTAAATAGCCTTAATAATTATATTTTGGAGGTAAAACTCATGGAAAAGGCAGCAGAAAAGAAGACTTTTAAGCAAAAGGTTTCTGATGAAATGAAGATTTGGAAGGAAACTTTTAAGAATCTGAAGAAAGATCTATCTGAGGATCCTGAAAAAGCCGGAACTTTTATTGCTGGAGCATTATCACTTGTCGGTGGTTTAATCGGAATAGGAATAAGCTTGGCAAGAAACAGTAACGACGAGAACAGGATTGAGGATGATTTTGTCGGATCTTACTGGAATCTGGACATTGATGTAACGAATCAGCAGCTCTTGGAGCTTAATCAGTTGATGATTGACGAAGGAATTTCTAAAGGCGAAGCTCTAAATAGATTAGGATGGCTTAAAGAAGAAAAGAAAAGAAAGTAGACCCTACAACGGGTCTCTTTTTTCGTAAAAAAATCCGTTCGTATAGTGAGACTATAAGTCTACATTATTATATTTGAGGAGGAATTTTATGAAGTTCAGCACATCAGATAATACGAAGAAGATTTTTATTGTAGGGCTTATCGCGGCAATAGGTTATAGCGTAGCAGGACCAATTGGCCTAGCCGGAGTAGCATTATATTTTCTTCTTACTTCGGAATGATCTTGATGAAGGGGCTAATTACAGCTCCTTCTCATTTTTCTCGTAAATAAAACAGCCTCTATAATGACAGAATAATATTTCTGATCTAATTATATTTGGAGGGACTTATGAAAATTGTATTGAAACTCGCATGGCACAGTTTAAAATGGTTGTTTAGACTTGTATGGGCCGGTATCAGTTTAGCTTTTATCTACTATGGCCTCGGCATTACGTTTAAGCGCGAAGAAAAAATAGCGAATGACTGGGCTGATATGACAGAAGAAGAGATTAATTCTGGTGAGCATGGTTCATGGGTAAATAAGCATCCTTTTGTATGCGATGCAGCTGTAACTACTTTAGCAGATGAGGCACTCGACGGATGGAAATGGATTGTTAGTTAATCTGTCAATCTAAAAGACTCTTAACAGGGTCTTTTAGTTTTTCGTAATTTTTGCACATTGTATAATGAAAGGTATAAACCTTAATAATTATATTTTAAAGGAGAAAAATCATGGGCGACATTAATTTGGATGAAATCTATGCAGGCGGAAAAGGAGCATTCAAGGAAGAAAAGAAGACTGTCGGTGAAAGAATTGAAGATTTCTTCTACGAGTATGGAAATACCATAATCGTTGGAGTATCTTTCATTGCTGAAACGGCGTTGGTTCTTGGAATCCATGGATATCTTAAGGCCGCACTCAAGAATGGAAATCCGGTTTGTGTAAACACGCTTTTCCCGGTAAAACTTAAGAAGTAAGGAGGTACTAAGAAAAAGAAGGGGCTTAAACAGCTCCTTCGATTTTTTATGAAATACCTATATGAAAAACCAGCTAAATGGGATAATGTCGGAATAATTTACAAATGCGATCATCCGATGTACAACCGCTGCACATTATTCAAAGTGGGGGAAAGTGGTGTAGCGGTAATCCAGGAGCACTTTAATGAGCAACTTAAAACTCGATGGTGGGGAAGTGTGGATCCCTGGATTGCATCAGATATTTATAGCAATAAAAATTTCAGGCAGTTCTTTGATAAAAACGCTGCCAAATGTGACAATAATAGATTGTACCCAACAATTAAAGTAAGAGAACTTATGTGGGCATTGAGAATGAAGCCTCTTAAAAAAGAAGCTTGGGAAATTTTTTAAATGAGGATGCGGCTAATGGAAAATATGAAAGGCCAATCGGATTTTAATTTAGAGCTTCTTCAAGTTCTTCTGTGGTGTAGCCGAACGTCTGATCTTCATCTTTGCCACTGGAAGCCCAGATTTCGGCTGCTTCATAGACACTTATTTTATCTGAATTCAGTTCATCATCGTCGCCGTTTTCAGCATAATAAATGCCCATAGCGCAAGAATCGCAAACTTCGCCAACAGAACTTTCGATTCTTTCGTATTCGCTAAAACCGAATTTGGAATCGATATAGTCTTCTACGCGGGATTTGCTAAAGTTCTTGCCGCACATAATGCATTTAGGCATTTGGTATTCCTCCTTTCTTTAAGATTGGAATGCCATTATACAAGAAATATTTCAGGAACTCAAGCGTTATTTCGTAAATTTTGCATTTTGTTTAATGAAGATTAAGAGAAAGGAGTACTTAAGAAATGTGCAAATATTGCAAAGAAAAAGACGATAATACCATCTATTCTGAGATTGCATCTGGATATCCCGAAGCAAATGGCAAAGCTAGAAAAGGATTCAAAATGACTTTGCAGAGGAATGACCGTAACGAAGTTATCAACTCTCGTGAGGAATTTACCAATAAAAAGGAAAAGTTTGTATCCTATATCAAAGCCTATCACTGGGAATTCAATCATCTTGAGAATACTGATCATATTGCCGTCGAAATTCAGTATTGCCCATTCTGCGGTCGGAAACTCTAATTATATTTAGGAGTAGCTTTATACAGCTGCTCCTAGCTTTTCGCAATTTTAACAGCCGGCATAGTGAGGATGTTGGCTAAGGGAAAATATGATAATTATATTTGAAAGGAGGTTAAGCAGCATCCCCAATCGGTAGGAGAGATCTTTGCGGGGTCTCTCCTTTTTGTTTTCTTTTAATTATATTTTATGGAGGTTCGGAATGATCATCTTAAAAATCTTATTAATGGTTCTCATCACACTGGTAGTAGTGGAGTTCGGCATTCATGTTATCTACCATGCAAAAACTGGGAAGGCCGGTCTTTATGATCCGCCGTTTGATTATTTGATTGATATTTGGAGGAAAGTTCATGACAAGATATGAACAGCTTAAGCCTGGGCTTTCTTTTATGTTTGGAAAAGCTGCTGTTTCTACACTAGCAAGAGCAGTTGCAAAAATAGAGGAAAACATGGATTGCACTAATTGTCCTTTTTGTAAGGAATGCGATAAGGAAGCTGACGCATTTCACGATAGGCATCCTGATGAATGGTGGAATCCAACTTGCAGGCCTCGCATTAAAAAATATTTGCAGGAGGAAATTGATGCTTAATGATTGATATTTCAAACATGTCAAAAGAAGAACTCCGGGCTCTAAAGAAAGACATTGAAGAAAAGCTTTCAATGAAGTGCTATTACAGTAAACGTCTGTTAGTCCCAATAGAAAATATTGAGACAGTTACACACTTTAAATACAAAGAATATTATACTCGGCCGTATTTTGCAGTAAGGGATAGCATTATTAATCTTTGTGATTATGCTATTTTCCCAAAGATTGCATTTAGACAAATGCCTAATCAAAGATCCTTAGAAAAACCAAGGGCAGTTCATAATATGTATGCTAAAGAATACAAAGAAATGGCCAATGAGCTATTTGAGATTTTCGTAAAGCATATGAATTCGGAGGGCGTCAATGAAAGTCAAACTTGATAATGGCGCGTTTATGCCAGAGAGAAGCCATCCTTTAGATGCGGGGCTCGATTTAAGGGCTCCGTATTCTTTTACGATTCGATCCGGTGGACGCGAGGATGTTGATACCGGGGTTCATGTTGAGATCCCTACTGGATATTTTGGGCTTATCTCCAGTAAGAGTGGTCTCATGGTCGAGCACGGGCTTAAGAATGATGGCATAATTGACTCTAATTATAGAGGGTCGATCCACGCAGTTTTGTTTAATAACAGCAAGCACGATGTTGATATTAATGTAGGCGATAAGATCACCCAGCTGATCATTGTTCCTTGTGAGTTTTTTGATCTAGAGCAGGTTAATGAACTTTCACCGACAGACCGTGGCGAAAATGGCTTTGGGAGCACCGGAAGATGATATTTGACAAGTATTACTGTTGCAGATTGTGCAAAAAGGGCATTTGTAAAACGTCCGATAAGACAGACACAAGACTCTATCAGCATCTTGCTTTCGCGCATCCAAAAGTTTTGGAAGCAAGCAAAAATAAATTCATCTCAACAATATGCGATGAGAATTTCTATATTGGGGGAAAGCATGGATAAAGAAGAAAAACTGAATCCTGAAGAGATCAAAAAGAAAATCGATGATCTGATTACGGCTCTTGGCGCTACAGGTGAATTTCTTGGAACTTTGAGAGAATCTCTTCTTTTGGCTGGATTCAGCAGACAGGAAGCAATCTACATGTGTTCAAATGTTTTAGTTGGTATTATTACAAAGATTAAAGAAGGAGATTAGTAATGATTGAAATTGAAACTTTGCAAGTTGCTGGTTTTAAAGGTGCTATTGATGGCATGAGAAATCCATTCAAGAATAGGGATAAAAGCGACAGTGAGTTTGACGATGTTAGTGACGGACTTGGTTACATAGGTCCTAAAGATCGTGAACTTGCTCAAAAGCTCATCAGAGCGGGTGGCGATGACGACGCCAAATTTATGCGAATGATTCACGTCCAGGCAGATATTAAGGCGCCTCTCTATTGGTGGAAGGAAATGGACACCTATAAAGTATCAACTGTAGCAAATTCCGAGTCTACGATGCACACAATCCAGAAGAAAGAATTCAGTCTTGATGATTTTGCGCACGAGTTCCTTGACAAAAAGAGTGTTGAGGTCACCTGGAGTAGACAAAGTTATCTTGATTCTTCTTATGATTGCCTTTATGACACGATTGGCGTGCTAAACGCTTTAAGGGAATTATATTTGCATGCTGTTGAAGTTGCAGATCCGGATGCTAAACAAATCTGGTATCAAATGATTCAATTGCTCCCTTCATCCTATTTGCAGAAGAGAACGTGGGACGCTAACTATCAGACTTTGCGAAGGATCTATTTTGCTCGTAAGGATCACAAACTTCAGGAATGGAAAGATTTCTGTATCTGGCTGACGGGTCTTCCTTATGGACAGGAGCTTATAACTTATGCTACTAAGTGAAATGTTATCTCAAGAAGAAATAAAGGAACTTATGACTTCCTTTAATAAAGTTTCTACCTTCCATCCTCGAAAGGAGAAATCCGATGCTCAGGAAATTAAAGTTGCGGTACAGGCGCTGGGACGAGTGGCGAAAGGTCACATTGATTGGGAAGATGGATCAGATTCTGATACTTCTCGGATTAAAGCGCCATATTGTGTTTGATTCATGGAAGTTACTTGAAGAATATGATGAGGAAAACATGAGTGGATGATATTAACATTAATGTTCCAAAAAGTCAAACAAGACGAGTTTTGACATGCGAGCTGGTTAACATTATGACTGGCGAAATTCATAAGTTTGGACGGGTTAAGCATGCTGATGATTTTCTTGGCAAGGCACGAGGCTATACATCAAAACATATGCGTGAAGATTGCATAGCTGTAAATGGCAAAGGAATTGTCTTTAAAATTATTCCTGGCGAAAAGAAATTGGTTGAGACATCAATTGAAAGTCGCCCGGTTCAGTTGTGCTGGACATGCCAAAATGCTGTTGGTGGATGCTCCTGGTCAGATGGCAGTTTTACCCCGATTGAAGGATGGACTGCCGAGCCAACAAGTTATCATTATTCTAAGTGCAATTGCGAGCAGGGGTATGCTATTTCTGGCTGCCCGAAGTACATTCACGATTAATTATATTTTAAAGGAGATTTTAGTATGGCTAAAAAAGGACTTGGCAAAAAAGGTTTTGATATTATGAACCATCGCCGTCAGATGTGGTGGCTCAGGCATGGTGTTGTTATGCTTCCGACTCTCAAGGATGAGATTCAGATGCATCGGGAAATCCTGAAGAAAAAGAGGGCTGAAGCGAATGCCTAATGAAATTCTTTGTAATAGCTGCAAATTTTTCCAAAACGGAACCTGCCCGTCATTACCAGGAGCCAATATTCAGCACGGCATTGACTATGAAGCAGCCCCAAAACCATTTAAATTGGAGGATCAGGGCCATGAAGAATAAGACTGACGGCAAAGTTTTCGTTGAGTATAATCCTGTAGTTGATGATTCCGGCAAAACGTTCCATGAGGAAATGAACGATGAGTCTTTGCAGGAACTGTTTTCCAAACCTGTTTCTAATAAGCAGGACCTTCCAATCAATGATAACGTCAATCACCCGTCCCATTATACTCAGGGAAATATTGAGTGTCTTGACGCTATTGAAGCCTCTATGACCCCTATAGAGTTCCGGGGAGCTATGAAGGCCAATATCATTAAATACCTTTGGCGCTACGAGCATAAAAATGGGCTTGAAGATCTGAAGAAGGCACGGTTCTATTTAGAACGCATGATTGCTTCGTACGAAAAAGATATTGGAAAGGAGTCTGTATGAAGAAATTCTAATAAAAATCCGCACTAAATCGATAGTCCGGGATAATCTGTTGTGACGAAAATTAAATAGGAGGAGGGATTAGAGTGGCAGCTTTACCCTCCTCTGTTTAATTTAGGAGACCCTATGAAAGATCAAGATCTACGCCCGTTCTTAGGCCTTCAAAGAGAATTATATTTGAAACTGATCAGACAAAGGACTGAGCGTGAGAAATTACATAAAAATTATATTTTACAGAAAGGATTTTTAATGGACGATAAAACTAAGTTTGTTCCGTTTGATTATTATTGCCCAAAATGCAAATGGGCAAAGCGAGATGAACATTTAGATCCCTGTAATGAATGCCTCGATTATCCGGCAAGGGAAGGAACGGAAGTTCCTATGAAGTTCGAGGAGGCATCTAAAGGATGAGCAAAGAATACGATCAGTATTTAACAGAGCATGTTAACAATGTTTATCACGGACTTCAATGGATGAAGAATCATTTAGATTTAAATGCTAAAGAAATTGATGCTATTGATATGGCTTCTTGTGGCAAGCATGACGAGTCAAAATGGACAAAGGAAGAATATGACGCTTATGATGACTATTTTTATGGCGGAAACAGATCAAGCATTGTAGTGAACAAGTTTAATTTAGCATGGCTGCACCATATTCACAATAATCCGCATCATTGGCAGCATTGGATCCTTGTTAATGATGATCCTAAAGACGGAACAGTTGCTCTTGAAATGCCATTAAATTATATTTTCGAAATGATTGCTGACTGGTGGACATTCAGTTGGAAAACGGAAAATCTTAATGAGATTTTTAAGTGGTATGATGAGCATAAAGACAGAATTATATTTCATAAGAAAACCCGTAAAGAAGTTGAAAGTATATTAGATAAAATAAAGAATAAACTTGAGGAGATATCTAAATGACTCATATCGTTTACCTTTGCGACCGTAAAGCTTGTATAATTGACGGAATAGACCGTTGCCAGGATTATTGTAAGCACACGCAGAAGCCTAATCATGCTATTTATGGGCCTTGTGAAGACCCTGAAAATCATCCTGAAAGATTTGAAGTCGCAGAATCAAGTATTGGTATCATTTATAGAGAGAAAGAGGATTATAAGCCAAATGAAGAAGAAATTGCCGAAAGTAATTAGAACTGATGAAATGGGAATTCCGACTGATGCTTTTGAAGATGCTGTATCGATTTCCTATCCGAGAGGGAAGTGTCCTGTTAAGATCGGGGATCGTTTTTACAGAAAATCGGCATCGGTAGTGAATGGAACTGCTTTGAAAGACTATTTGAGAGTCGTTGATATTATACCTTATAAAGATATTTATGCGATTAAAGCTCGGTATGAAAATCATGGAATTGGTCCATACGAAAGGACCTTTAGCTCGAATATTTTTAAATCTGATGATTGGGAAATTGTAAGAAATTAAAGGAGAAAATTATGGCTGAAGAAGTAAAACTTACTGTTCATATTGATAATTTTAAAGGAATCGAAAAGTGCCCTTACTGCAAGAGGAAACCTGTAGCAATGGAATGGGGCGATGATGGCCTTAGAATCTGGTGCCGAACAAATGAATGCTCCGGAAAGAGATTTAAGATTTTTACACCGATTTTGCCGGAAGAGAAAGATCTTGTTGAGGCAACTAAGAGAGCAATCGACCATTGGAACATGTATTGCAAAAAAGTCAAAGAGAGGTTGAAGGCAAATGGCTAAACAGATTTGCGAACATTTTTGTCAGGATATTGTGAATCAGGTTCCTGTGAAAGATCAGATTCAGGCTTATCTGGATGAGCATCCGACATATAAAGTAAACGCATGCTCTTATGCAACAACGGGCATCACACGGGAAGCTCTGTTAGTTTGCTATGATCCAGGTATGAGCGATACTAAAGTAAAAAAGTAATTTAAAGTAACAATAAGCAATCTGGTGTTGGAATAGGTAGACATAGAGGGTAGAATCCCATCATCCTCAAGTGGCAAGTGATAACAGGTGTCGGGGGATTCATGTGAGGTGCAAATCCTCACCCAGATTGCAATTTAAAGTAACCAAATAAATCCTCAAACGCCTCTTTAAAATGCGCACCATTTGAGGAATTATTGCATTTGCACAAACTGCGGCGGCTCAGTTCCAATCTATCGAATCACTTCCATCAGGTGAAACGGTTAAAGTTTTACAACCGCCAAACCCTCGTAAAAAATACAAACTGTAATATGAGGACAGTGGTCGAGGTTACGCTGTCCTTATATTTTTTATTTTAGAAAGGAGCTTAAAACACACAATGGTAAGAGGAACGGCAAGACATGTAGCCACGAGAGGCGGACCCCCAATGGGAAAGTATATGAACCGTCCAAGCATTGAGTATACAGGGTCAGGAGATCAGCTCTGTTATGATGGCTTTGGCGGAAGATGGTTTCGAGCAAGCATTGAAGCTGTCCAGGAAGGCATTCATTTTTTTAGAGAAATGTATTATGAGGTTCCGGATAGTCCGCATGAGTTCGAAGGCAATTATGTCAGTTATAACGATCTTTATGGACTATGGAATATCGAGGTTTCTATTCTTGGAGATGAGTATGGATATTCTCCGAGCGAACAGGCAAAAATAGATGATCTCACATTTACAACTGTCTTGGTTAAACCAGGTGAAAATGACATAGCAGACAAAATGGGTGAATCCGTTTATATCATAACGCCCGATGAATTTCCTTGGGCAAGTTTTAGAGAATATTAAAGGAGGAAAATTATGAAAGTAAAAGAAACGAGAATCTTTGGTGGATTTATGAAATTGTTGGATGAAAATGGTCCGACTCTTTGCACTGTAGGCTCAGTGGCCTGTTTGATCGCCACAGTATATTTTGCCTATAAAGCGGCAAAGGAAACTGCATATTATCAGGATGAGATCAATTATGGTGAAACATTTATTCTGAATTCTGAGGATAAGACCGACGAAGAAAAAGAAAAGGAAATTAAGAGTCTTAAGGTTAAGAACGCCATTGAAATCGTTTGCGCCAATCGTTGGACTCTTATTGCAGCTGGCGGAGCAGCCGGCTTTGCATTTGCATCAAATTATCTGAATGGCAGGAAGATCGCAGGTTTGGCAGCGGCTCTGGCTTTGAGCGAGGAAAAGCTGAAGAAGGGCATGGCTAAAGCAAAAGAGATCCTCAACAGTGAGGAGTATCAGAAAATTATTAATGGTACCCGGCAGGAAATGGCTAAAGATGATGATAAAGCGCCTTTTGACGATGATTCTGTTTGGGATGGCACGGAATATTATGATACTTATGTCGGACATTTTATTAAGATCCCGGAAACTCAGCTGTTGGATGCGATCAATACGGCAGAGAGATTATCATTTATTAAATGGAATGACTGGCGTGGAATGCTCGGTTTTGAGAGTGCAAACATGAGAGTCGGTTGGGGTCCTAAAAATCGTTTTAAAGCACATATTGGTCAGATGCAATGGCGGCATAATAAATGGATCAAAACAATTGAATATGACAATCCGCCCGTTCCATTGGGTTAAATTAATTATATTTTAGGAGGTTATTATGAAAATCGGCAAGATTTGTAAAGGTTATGCTGTGATTGGAATGCTATTTGCAGCATATGGAATGTCGGAATATAAGAAAGAAGTTCCGGATAAATACAATGAATTGACCTTTAAGCAGAAGGTTAAGGTTTTTATAGGTCTTACATTGACGTGGCCCGATCCAATTATAGCTGGATTTATGAGAGTCCATAAAAACTATAAGGCAAAAATGAACAAGGAGAGCGGCAATGAATTTGAATCTTGATTATATTAAGAAGTTTGCTAAGGGAGCGGTTACCTTTAGCAAAAAGAATCTCCCGTCGATAATGATTGGCGGGAGCATTATTGGTTTCTGGACCTGCGCTGTTATGGTTGCCAAAAGTGCACCGAAAGCCCAGAAGGAAATCGAGTATGAGAATGCCAAGCGTGGCGAAGATGATAAGGAACTCCTCAACTGGAAGGACAAAGCTGTCATCTATGGAAAACATTGTTGGGGAGCCGGCGCTCTGGGTTTAGCAGCCACAGGTTTAGCCATCGGAGCTCATAAGATTGATCTTTCTAGGATCGCTGAAATGTACATGCTGTCTCAGTTTTATAAAGACGATGGCGAAAAGCTCAAACAGCAGATCCTTAAGAAGAAAGATGGCGAGAAAGAGCTTAAAGGTCTTCGCAATGATGTTATTGAAGACAAATATGGCGAAGAGATGCAGAAAATGGATGAATGGATATCCGATGTTCCTGGCGAAGGATCAACTTTATTTGTAGACACCGTTACGGAC